TGTCCCCTACCCCTATGAACATGTATCTACTTCTCTTGCTGAATACGATTGTGTTCTTGTTATCGAAGTTAAGAGCAAAGCGAAAATGATCTGACTCTGCCTCAAAGGGATGTTCGCCCATATTCACTTCGAGATACTGAATAGCCTCCATTGCTGTCTTAGCTACATGAATACACTTATCATCCGCTACAACTGAAGACATGAATAAGAACCCTGACAGTAATGATGTTAATAATAGTTTTTTCATTATATCACTCCCGCTCTACCACCTGCAAAGTTTAATTTATTAAAGGCACCGCTAGCCGCATCCACCTGATCACTAAACTTACCAACAGGGAAGTTGGCATGTTCATCAACAAACAATCTTGTCCAATCCCTCTTCAGTACATATATGTTTCCTATATTAACTTGGCACGAATATGGTTCTGCTCGTACTTCTTTAGCCCCTGTGACCTTATCAGCTCTTACCATGTATCCAGCTAAATTCTTAACTGTATTTTGTGCTGACTCTTTTCCACCACTCCCTGGCTCTTGCTCACAATAAACACTTATCTCGTTACCGTCCATCTCTGCAATAAGTTTAATTCTCTTCTCCCTGTTCGAGGCTTCCCATTGACCACAAACAACATCTGTCACACAAAAGCTTCCATCTGACATTAGATACATTAATACGCCTGCGGTACGCTTGCCCCCATCCTCCGTACCAGCTTTATCCCAGTATCTGATGCCTTGCAGAGGGGTACCTATCATATTCTTGATAATGCGGAATTGGTTAACTTCGAACATACCACCGCCCCTTGGTGCTGGACGCTGTTGCATCTGTCCTGCCTCGGCATAACTTTCAATGATTGTTCTCCCTGTCTTCTCATTAATCTTACTACCGAGTTCCTTCTTTATAATGCCTAAAGCTTTTCTTGGATACTTGGCAGGCCACAAAACTTCCCTGTCTGTTACTCTTGGATCTTCAAATATAATCGTCTTGCATTTTCTATCCTTTTCAAATTCAGCAGGTAAGCATAAATGTTCGTATCCTAAGTCCCTTTCAAGTATCGCCCCTGTTAAGTCGTTCTCGTGTAGTCTTTGCATAACAACTATCTTATGACAACTCTCAGGATCATTAACCCTAGTACTCATTGTTTCAAACCACCAGTCCAATGCCGTTTTCCTTTGAACTGCTGATTCAGTTTGTTTCACGTTATGAGGGTCATCCACAATTATATAGTCACCACCCTCACCAGTAGCAAGCCCACCAACACTTGTACTGAAGCGATATCCCATCTTGTCGTTGTCGAATCTCGTTTTCTGATTCTGATCACTTGTAAGTTGAAATGTTCCTCCCCACCTTGCCTGATACCATAACGATTGTATTAGTCTTCTACTCTTTACCGAGTCCCTTAGTGATAAGTCACTAGAGTAAGATGAAAAGAGATATCGTAATGAAGGTCGTGTCGTCCATAGCCAACAGGGAAAGAATACTGATACTGATAATGACTTCATGTATCGTGGTGGTATATTTATTATTAAGTTCTTTATCTGATTATCTGCCACGGCTTGGAGGTGATCACATATAGCCTCTAAGTGCCATCCCAGTTTAAATGGAGTTGCTGGTTCTAAGACATCCCAACCCTGTTTCACGAACTCTATTAGTTTTAGTTCTGCAAGAGCTGTGTCTACTAAGTCTTTTGTTGGTAGTCCCTGAGTGGTTTCTTTTTCTTTTAACATATTAAATTACTCATCTCTAAACTAAACCCTAATCTTGCTGTTATAGTTTTTTCAGTTATCGTGGCGCTGTATAGTTCGAATGAAGGATACTCCATTTCTATTGTATCAGGATGAGATGGCGATATTATTTTAACATCTACCAATGGAGACTCCTGAAACGATAATAGTTTAGGTACTTGTGGTATTGCATTGTCAAATTTTAATACTGCATAATTGTGTTCACCATACTTATCAAAAGGCATGGTTAATGTAAACGGGCATGATATATATTTATCACCCTGTGAAACTATATCGTTAGGGCTGTTCACTAATCTTACAGGTGCATTATCTTTTTCTCTTATAGTAAGTAAGATTAAGAAGAATGCTTCTTAATCTTTTATCGTAGGAGGTTTCTTTGTTGATTTAGATAAGAATACCGTTGGGATAGTTAACCCTGCGACTACGACTAATGTACTCTGTATAAATTGTCTTCTATTTATTTCCATATTATTCAAAAAATATAAAAAGTTGGTATTATTATTAGCTCCCTGCCACGAATATTAGTTTTCATTTGTATGTGGTACATCTATAACCTTGCGGTTACCTTGCGATAATATATTACTCAGTTCTAATAACTTCTCCACACCTAATTCTTTTAATTCGTCTTTCTTTAATGTCAACTCCATTTGGTGTTTCTGATTTACATCTACTTTCAGTTTCGGCAACATCATCCCTAGGTGTAATGCACATTTTTCCATTGCTTGCATCGCATCATGTAATTCAACTTTAGTTTCTATTCCAAATGCTGTTTTCTTTTTCTTTATACTCTTTATCATCGTTTGAGCCTGAGGGGGAAGTTTATGTATACCAACAAAGTTATCATTCTCATCATACATTATAGCTGGATTGAAAAATGCCACCCTCATGTATTGTTTGAGCACATCTTCTGATTTAAGCTCCATCCTCTTCTCTTTTTTTGCTATCCTTCTGTGTATTTCATCTAAGATATATCCTTTTTGTAATACCTCCCACCCTTTTTCTTTTCTCTTGCCTTCTGAGTATCCTGCCTCCCTAGCCGCCTTTGTTGCATTAAAGGAAATACAGTACGCCTTTATGAATCGCATTTCCTTCTTAGTAAAGCCGTTGTCATCCCTCTGACTATTGCCTCGTTTCTTCTTCTTTAGTTTCTTTGTTTTTCTCTCCATGGACACATTATATAGTCCTACATAGGAAATAGTCAAGAAATACTTGATTTTTTTTGTGTTGTAAGTCTTATCACGACAGTGGTTTACAAAATCGCCTATTTATTTTCTATATTCTGCTTGTTTTTCTATATTTTCATGCTACAATCTAGGCTAAGTTAAAGCATTGGTTTTAACTGTTGTATTTGACAATTGATTCTTAATTGACTGCAAAGGCGCTTGCTAGTAGCCTTGTTAACAGGATTATAAGCAATACCAGAGGGTGGAGCTTAAGACTCAGGCAAGCAAAAGGCAGTAGATTGAGATGGACGTACTACTTATAGTAGTGGGCGGTATAAATCCTGTGCGACCTGTGAAGCGTTTGTACTACATAAATGGAAAGAGCTTTACCTAGTAGTTGTGAATCAGTTAGCGATCAGCACCATCCCTGACAGGTTAGGCAAAACAAGAATAAGCCAAGCGATAGGGTAGTCACTGAGACTACACTACTTCGATCTGCATACAAGCATCACACACCATTAATAGTAACTGCCAGAACATTGCACAAATCACATATCAAATCACCATAATTTCAAACATGAAGATCGAAGTAGGTTGTAGATGTACTATATAGTGCATCCCACGTTACCATTTCACATCACAACTCATTCGAATAAAAACTATCTTCATCACAACCGTGATGGAGAAGGTATTTATTTTAGTTGGTTAACTTTAGTGAAGGAGACGAGAAATGAGAATTACAGAATTAGAGTACAGTGTACTAACAGCAATTATTAATAATGAATTTCAAACAGGAGGACCTGTCACAGAATGTCCCGTTTGGACATATAGTGTTGCTTATGATTGTGAAGAAAGATTTAATATATCAGGCAAAAAGTTTTCTGGAATAGTTTCTTCACTTAGTAAAAAAGAACTTATCTTCATACAACATAATGGAACAGGTAGTGGAGCAACTATTGATGATGAAGATACTTTGTGTATTACACAAAAAGGATGTAGATCACAAAAAACCGCTTCACCTTGTGGAGCATAATCTAATTTAACTTTTAACCTGTATCAATGGAGACAAGACAATGACTAACGAAGAAAGAGTACATAATTTACAAGAGGCTGAGAACTGCCTCCAAGAGGCTATCAACTACATATCTTTAGCGGTAGAAGGAACAAGGAAACAAGCTGTCAGTGAAGCATACGTCCTAGGGCACTTGAGAAGTTGGTTAGATGGAGATAATTCTCTTCAGGATACAGCACTACCTAAACTAATTGAACACTTTGACAATGGAGGCGAATAGTTATGACAGACAAGAAAAGTATTATAGAAAAAATCAAAAAGCTTTTATCAATGGCTAATACAAAACATTACAACGAGCACGAAGCGGCAGTAGCCGCCTCCCAAGCACAAAGACTCCTAGACAAGCACAACCTAAGTTCAGCTGATATAGCTGTGGAGGAGATTAATGAGAAACCGTTGGAGACTAATCAACGTACTCCTTATCCTTGGATGCAGAGACTAGCTGGTAGTGTAGCTAGAAATTTCAACTGCACTATGTTCCTGAGACAGGATCATAAAAAACTGGATTTAATATTTGTTGGCACTGACTTAGATATTGAGATAGCTCAATATGTGTTTCAGTACTTATACAAAACGATTATCACCATGCACAGAAAGTTTGGCAAGTCAGTTAGCAAGGAGCACCACAACAGGCAAGGAGCAATTGACTCATATATCCTAGGCATAACTATGTCGCTGAATGATGAACTGAGAAACTTTGCTGAAGCAAACAAAAAGAAATCTGAGACAGCAGTTAATCCTACCACTAAGATGACAGGCTTGGAGTTGATGATAGTAAAGCAAAACAAAATTGAAAACTACCTGAGCAAGTACAAAATGAAACAGAGCAAGGCACGAGGAGGCGGTATAACTGACCCTAACGCCTACGCTTCAGGACAATGTGCAGGCAGTAAAATTAACTTGCGTCGTGGAGTAGCAGGTTCTAACAGTCGTGGACATCAGCTTGCCTAACAGCTGATATGCTATTGTATATACTAAGTATCGCGTCATATGGCTGAAGCTGGTACGGAGCATTTGGCTTAGCCATATGACGTCTTATATGTGCTGTATTGCATCTTATATCTACTACAATTAACGTATAAAAGGAGACTAGAAATGAAAACCAAAATATATGAGAGCGAAAGAGGAACAGTCGTGGAGGTCACAGACAGAATAGCTAATCCTAAGAACAAAAGATTTTTTGAATCACAATGCGATTGCAGTTTATTCGTATTCGATCCTTCAGTAGCCACAAAGGAGTACTTTAAAAGTGAAACTGGAATAGACTTACTAAAAGAAGAACCAATGGAGAACCTTATAAAAGAACTTAAAGAACTGACTCATGCAAATCAACATACTGAAGCTAGAATTGCCTTAGCCAAATTTATAAAATGCAAATATTTAGTTACTGCCTACGAGGGTATTCAAATAATTGTATCTGGTTTTGGATTCATTCATCTTGCCCTCAAGGATTTTAGAAATACAATGGATAAAAATTTATTAAGATTGACAGCTGAACAATATCCAGATTATATTAATGACATTAAATCATCTTTGTAAACCTCTTGGAGACTAAGAATGAAACGCAAAATGAAACGCAAGAAAAAACCTATAGAAATGAAACGCAAGAAGAAGGTCGTGGAGATGAAGCGTAAACCTAAACCACCTCCAGAGCCTAAGAAAGTATTATACCCCAACATCATGATAAGGAAAGACGGTAAGCCTAGTTGTTTTGTATGCCATAAACCACTACATGATCTCCGAGACCTAAGAGACATGAAAGGCACTGATGAAGAATACAGCGACTACTATCAAAAACTATTAAGCAAAGTATCAGGTTCGATTACTATGTTATCAGGTATGGGGAGAAACTACCCTCTGTATCGACATGTTATATGCGAACCAAACAGCCCTAACTGGAACAAGAACCCCTACCTGGTTAAGGTAACTAAGAAACTACAAAAGCAAGATAAAGGACTATAAAAGAATATCCCTCTACTCTTCTAAATTTTTTAATAAGGAGCCAAAAGCAATGGAAATAGATATCAAATGCAAAATAACCAATAATAGTTTATTTAAACATTCTTGCAAGAATAACTCAATCGAAAAAACTATAAAAAAAGCAATGAAAGAAAATGCTAATCTTAGGTATGCTAATCTTAGGTATGCTAATCTTTATAATGCTAATCTTAGGTATGCTAATCTTAGTATATTAAAACACATCTCCCTCTTAGATCATACATTATTATCACAAATATTATTCAATCATGCCGAAACCAGACAACAAAGAGAATGGGCTGGCCTAATTAAAATATCCACTGACTGGTGTTGGGAAGATTTTATAAAAAATATGACAAAACCAGCGATAAAATGGTGTACCGACATATTATCCCAATGGCCTGAATTTAGGCAAACACTAGAAATATATATATAAATATATCTTCTTGTCTCCAAAAACAGAAGAGGAAAGGAGGGCTGAACCATGACAATGATAGTCTTGCAGTAGAGGAACTACTCCTCATTGGCATATTGGTATACACTATCAGGCGAGGACATCTCATGGGGTGTCTGAGCCTAATCGTGTTTTATATTTTTAATTAAGGAAGGAGACTATGCGTAGAAAGAAAAAGAAGAAAAAGAGAATGATCTGCTTTACATACCTAGTATCTTTCAAAGGAGGATATGATAGACAAGCCAGTATAGAAGAACAGAAAAAAGCTAAAAGAATATACTTAGTTATACGTGATAGGCAATACACTACTGACACTCCAGAGGAGTGGACTAGGGCATGGATAGATCGTATCAATTCAAATATGCCAGAACATAGATATAGAAAATTTCACTTTATAAAGAAAGGCTGGTACATTGAAAAGAAAAAAAGACGTACCAAAGAAAAAGAAAAAGATTAAAATAGTACAAAACCCTCACAGGTTTCCTGGAGAGCCTAAGCCAAATAAGAATGAATTGTTTATTAAATTCGTACAGAGAAAAATTAAATTTTTGAAAGGAGTCAAAAAGCATCAACTCAATGATACTGTAAAACACAAGAAGCAGAGAGTTATTATAAAACAGCATGTGGAGATGTTAGAACTATTATTAGAACAATGGGATAAGGAGAAACCGCTATGACAACACAGATACAACAGCAATCACAGACAGTGATAGTGATAAGTAAAGACTCACAAGACATTCGTAGCTACTTAGTAGTAGCACAAAGAAAAGACAGTAGAGCTAGGAGTGCTAGAGCATTAAAGCTGGCTGTAAAGATAGCAGAAAGTGCTATCAAACAATTAGAGCACAAGAATGAAGAACAGGCTGACACTTACTTTAGAGAAACCTTTTAACTTATACAAGGAGACAAGACAATGGAAATTGAGAAAGTAACTCTTATACCTGAAGTAGATACTTTTGAAGAAGTACAAAGACAAGATTGGGAAGTAGAGGAATTGATTAATGAAGTAGCTCAACTAGAAGATAATCTTACCAGTCAATTTGAAAATGATGTGCTAGAAGAAAAACGAGAGGGGAGGGGACGATGTTACTAAAATTCTTGATCATATGTCTAATGGTATATACTTACATAGCCATATACGGTTCATATAAAACAGACTATGACAGCATTAATGAAGCAGACATTATTTGGAAAAGCACTCCAACGATAAAGCTGTATAAAGAAACGTGGGCCGATTGGGAGGTAATCGAATGAACAAGGTTAAGATATCTGTTACTAATCACATAGAAGTAAAAGGGTTATCTAATAAAATAATCAGGCAAATAAGAGAGACACTGATTATAGACAACCCTAAGTACATAGAAAACGGCAAGATGGGGTATAGCAACTGGCAAACTCCAAGAAGGTTGAGATTTATAGACGACAAAACAACCCTAATACCTAAAGGCTTTTTGAGTAGGTTGAAAAAGATGCTAATAAAAGAAGGAATAGTATATAGCATAAGGCACAAGACTGTTAATAGACCCTGTCTTCCTGTTATGAAATCTAAGATATCTTTTACTGGTAGACCCTATGGAGCTACCGCTGTAGATAAGATAATGAAGAAGAGGTTTGGGGTACTACAAGCCCCAACAGGCTCAGGCAAAACAGTAATAGCCATAGAAACTATTGTGCGTAGAAATAACCATACGCTGATAGTAGTGCATACAAAAGAACTGATGCACCAATGGAAGGAGAGACTGTTGCAATTTACTAACCTACAAGAAGAAGATATCGGCTTGATAGGGGACGGTAAGAAAACATTTGGATTAGTTACTATAGGAATCATTAACTCATTACAGAAGAAACAACCTGCTGGTACTCCTGCACCATACAAGTATTGCAACTACTTTGGTTATGTAGTAGTTGATGAATGCCACAGGGCTCCGAGCAGTACATTTTCTAATTTCTTAAAGACTCTGAATACTAGGTACATGTTGGGACTGTCTGCTACTCCATATCGCCGAGATGGTTTGTCTGAGGTTATTCACTTCTTTGTTGGTGATATACTATATGTTATTGATCACATAGAACTTCAAGAGCAAGGGCATATACTGCGGGCATCCCTCAAAGTAATCAAGACAGACTTTGTTTCTGAGGTTGATTCTATAAACAACTATCACGCATTGATAAGTGAATTAGTTGCAGACAAAACAAGAAACACCCTAATAGTATCAGAGGCTATTAAGCAGAATAGAAAGAAGAAAGGAATAGTGTTACTTGTCTCAGACAGGAAGGAGCATTGCCAGACATTACTAAGTGAAATACCGCTATCAGAGAAGGCTGTTATGCTGACAGGCAGTACGCCTACAAAACGAAGACAGCAGATCATTAAAGCTTTAAACGATGGAGTATATAACATGCTAGTAGCCACAGCACAACTTATAGGAGAAGGAACAGACATTGCAGATCTGTGGAGTATATTTCTAACCACACCTATAAGTGGAACTGATGGTAAGATGGGGAAGTTGATACAAGTGATAGGGAGAATCGTAAGAATAGCTGAAGGAAAAGATAAGGCTTTGATAGTAGATTTCGATGATCCCTGCTGGATGCTCAAAGGGAGCTTTGGTAAACGAATGAGAACTTATAAAGAAATGGGGGTAAAGATATGACCGATGAAGAAAAGGTTACTGAAGATATGAAAGAATTATTATTTGAATTTGCTGAAGAAATAGCTGAAGTAATTATTGAGATAAAGAGGGCAGATGGTTTACACGGAGAAAGATTCCATTCGACAAAGGAGTGGTGGGGAGTAATGAAAGAAGAGTTTGATGAGCTGTGGGACGAGATAAAGAACACTAAGGCAGAGCAGACTCAAACTTTTAGAATGAGAAAAGAAGCTATACAATGTATCGCCATGCTGTTGAAAGGTATGAGGGGCTTTATTAAAGGAGATAAAATATGAAATATTATATAATACCAGAAACAGATATTAAGGATTTAGAAAGAGCAAGAAAACAGATGTATAATTTAATTGAATACCATAATATTCATCTTGCTACTACTATCCCTATGACTCAAGCTATGTATAAAATAACTCATAGAAGATATCCAGTTGCTCCCTTTCCTAAACTCTTTAAGTTTCTTACAAAACACAAGCTATGGGGAATAAGATATGATTGATGAATTATTTGAGGTAGCAAAAAAAGATGTTGAAAGAAAAACATTTGAAGTTGCTGAATTTTATATTTATACTTTGACTAGAAATAGAAAACTAACTTTTGAACAATTTAGAAAATTAAATGAAACAAATAGGGAGGCAAATTGATGTTTAATATAGTTCAATTCTTTGGCGATCACCAGATAGACTACTCCCTAAGTGGTAACAATGTTATGGACGGCTGGGTTAATATATGCTGTCCTTTCTGCGATGATCATTCAAACCATTTAGGGGTGTTTTTGAAAAAACCTGCAAACGTAAGATGTTGGAGATGTGGTAAACATACCTTGCCTAATCTTCTTGCACAATTCTCAGATAAGAAGCCTAAGACTTTATACAGTTTATACAGTTTAGATGGAGATGAAGAAATACCTGACGATGAGGGCGATATAACTGAGAAAACGATACTATCTCACAATGAAGTGCATAAACTATTCACTCAAAACTCAAGTCCTTCCCTGATGGGAAATTATGCTAGGTATTTACTAAATAGAAAATTCAATATATCTATAAAAAACGAATGGGGGGTGCAGGGAGGTATAGAAATGGGAGACTATCGATATAGATTAATGATTCCTGTAATTCACAGAGGGAAAATGGTTAGCTTTCAAGGTAGAGACATAACAGACAAACAAGACGTGAAGTATATGACATGTGAAGATACACAGATAAACAATTACTTATATGGGTTAGATGATATAGCTGATGATAGAGTCATCATCACAGAGGGTGCTATGGATGTATGGCGCTTAGGTAGGGGAAATGCTGTAGCAACTTTCGGCATTGAATACTCTGCAGAACAATTAGTACTCCTACTTAAACATAAAATTAAACATGCTATAGTGTTCTTTGATAGCGAACCTCAGGCAATGTCAGCAGCTACCACACTGATAGGGGAGTTGGAGCTATTAGACATCAATGTTAAGAACATAACGATTGCTGGAAAAGACCCAGCAAATCTAACAAAAGAGGAAGCGATAGGGATAGTTAAGTATTTAGCTAATATGTAGTTAAAAATTTATTTGACAATTAATAACGATCTGTTATTATGTGCAAACTTATTACACAACTGGAAATACAAAATTAAAACTCGCATCACCAGAAGCCCTCTTTGTTGGAGGTCATACTTTCCAGTTGGCTACCTTTAACATTGCAGGGCTTCTGTCATTTAGGGAGGAGTAAATATGCACAAACTAACCGTAAGAGGTAACCACAAAGGAAAGCCGTTAGACAAAGTGCCTCTAACTTATTTAGATTGGTTAATAGGGCAGGAATGGATGGGGTTTAAATACACCGAAGACGCTAGAGCTATTAAGCTATATCTTGCTGATCCTGTTATTGCTAGAGAACTAAATGAGATACTTGCTGAACGTCAACAAAGGGAGGAAGAACGTGATTACTAAAGAAGATATAAACAAAACTGTTAAGAACCACTACCCCATTACATTATATTTTTCAAGACACAATCATCAAATACTAAAAGAAATAAGAGACTACAATAAACCCTGTGAAGTTGATGATATTAAATATATTAGAAAAGAACAAGTTGATAGATTAATTAAAGCAGCTGAACAAAGAGGATATAAAGAAGCTAGAATTAAATATGGAGGAAAGATATGAGCAATGAAGCTAATTATTATGGTATACTTCCTGCACAAGTAAGATATAATAAAAATCTTACTCTTAGGGCTATCGTACTATATTCAGAGCTCACTGCCCTTACCTCTGCAAAAGGATACTGTTGGGCAACGAATAAACACTTTGCTGATTTATATAAAGTCACTACAACCAGTATTTCTATTTGTATTTCATTACTAGAGAAAGAGGGATTTATTACAACTACCATCACCCCTACAAAGTATGGTAATAAGCGAAAGATTTACCTAAACCCACTTAAAGAAAACTTAAAGACCCCACTTAAAGAAAACTTAAAGAGCTATAATAGTAATAATACAAGTAAGAAGGAAAGAGTATCTAAAGATACAGTAGGTTCTTCGAACCCTGAAAGGATATTTAAATCAGCCTTTACCGAGAAGTGCATCTTAGGGTGGAATGAATATCAATTCGTTCAGAAGATCAGGGTGACTTCCAAAACCAATAACATCATGAAGATCGAGAAGTTCATTACACAACTATTGAAAGGAACTTTCTTAAATGTCAGAGGGAATAAAACATACGACGCTGAATGGTTTAAACAAAATAAAATACCGTTTAAACTAGGCAAGCTGACTAAGAAACAAATACTGCAAACGATCAGACATACTTCTTTGTATAGTGAAGAGGGTTACTTTCCTGAGAACAAGAAGCACATGCCAAATGATTTAGCCACACTAATTTATAATCCTAGGACAGGGAAGTCGTGGTTTCTTAAAGCATATCATTATCCTCCAAAGCCTTTACACACACAAAGAGACTTATTGAATCCAGACATTAAGACTACTAATTACTTGATTAAACAATTAGGTGGGGGATTTAACAAAGCCTCAATGGGAGATAGAATAAAGTTATATCGAGGAGTGTTAGGTATAAAGCTATTTGTTGAGAACATTCCTAAGAGATCATTGAGAAAGATGAAGATAGAATTAGAATGTGGTTCGGCACTTAGAATAACTAAAGAGTATATTAGATGGGTAAGTCATAGGGGGTGGATAGATAAAATATCTCTAGGTATACTTAATACAGAGAACAAAGTATGGAAAGGTTTTATAGCAGAAAAAGAAGAAGACTATCAGGGGTATAAATTAAAATAAAGAAAGGAGATCATAGTGGATAAGGAGAAGATAATAAGTAAGATAAGAAAACTGCTGGCTATGGCAGGGTCTAAAAGTTACAATGAGCATGAGGCAACTAATGCCGCGTCACAGGCTCAGAAGCTTTTAACTAAACACAATTTATCTATATCAGAGGTAGAGGCAAAGGAAGTTGAAACATTAGATATGAAGTTTACTGATGATGGAGATCACGTCTACGATTGGAAAATATATTTATCTCAGGGAATAGAAACAGCCTTTGGGGTAAGGATATTCATTTTAGGAAATGTAGAATCAGGTAGACAGTTTGGAGTTAGGTTCATAGGTGGGGCGGTAGACATATCAGTAGCTAAATACACATATGAATACCTAATAGAAACTGTAGATAGGTTGTATAAAGAAAAGCAAGAACAGGAACAAGAAGAACCTCTGGCAGAGTTTGGAGAGTGGAGTGCTGGACCAATGACAGCAGGGATATTTCAAGCAATAAGAACTTCTGCTAGAAAAAACACACATGAACATTCATTTAAAAAAGGAATAGTGGAAAGCCTTAATACAAAATTGAGAGCGATGGTTGCCAAAGCTCCTCAACAAGAAGAGACAGGAATCATTCATATCAAAGGACATGCGTTAAGACAATATGTAGACAACCTGGATAATGTCAACGAAGAACCAATAAAGCAGAAACAACCTGATATAGATTTTGAATCATATTTATATGGTACACATGTAGGACATGGAGTAGAAATAAGAAAAGGAATACAATAATTTTAATCTTAGAATAAGGAGAGAACTATGGAAAATTTAACTAGTCAAGATATAAACATTATTTTAGAAGCTATGGATTTATACGATAACTATGTGACTTTCAACAAACAGCAATCTGATAACCCTATAGTATCAATGCTTTCTAAAATGAATGTAGGTCAATTTCAATCAGACGATAATAAGAAAGATGAGGAAGAGAAGCATAGGGCAGCTAAAGATCAAATTATTATGCTGAAAGCCAAACTACTGCAAATTAAAAACGCTAAGGCAGTTGAAACTTTTCTTGACGACAATAAGGATAATTAATGAAAGACGCTAAAATAGAAAAGCAGATAGTGACAGGGATGATTGTTAGTACAGAGTTCTGCCAAGGACTAGCCCCTATCTATAGGGAGCAGTTACAACTGCCCAGCACAAATAAAGTGGCTAGTTGGTGTATGGACTACTTCAGGGAGTACGGACAAGCCCCTAAGAAGCACATTAAGGACATATTCAAACATCATTCTAAAGCACTAAAAGAAGAGCACAGGTTTCTAATTGAAGAGTTCTTAGAGCGTCTCTCAAGCAAGTATAAATCATCTAAGACGTTTAATGTGCAATATGTCTTAGACATTGCTGAGGAGTATTTGAGAACGATTGCTGTGGAAGAGGTACAACACAAACTATCTCAGGCTATTGAGAAAGGTGCTGTTACTAGAGCAGAGAACATAATCAAAAAGTTTGAGAGAACTGCTAGACCAGAATCTAAGGGAGCTGATCCTTTTAGCAAAGATGCTGTTGTCAAAGCATTTACTAAAGACACAGGGAACATGATGTACTCTTATCCTGGAGAGCTAGGTAGAATCGTTGGGCCTTTTGAACGAGAATGTTTATCTGCATTTTTTGGCGTTAGGGGTACAGGGAAGACATGGTGGTTATTGTGGTCAGGGTTGCTTGGAGTATTTGCTGGATACAATGTTGTGTTCGTTAGTTTGGAAATGTCTGAGGAACAAATATTTAAACGAATACATCAGTACTTAAATGCTCGACCTACCAGGAGAGGAGCATTTAAACTCCCTGTGTTTAATGACAAATCAGATGGTATAAAAACCAAACTATTAAAACGCAACAGAAAGCAACTCGACATAGGGTCTGCATTATCTAAACTCTCAGATATTGATGAAAGTAGTTTGGTGAAAGCCAACTTTAAACTACTAACCTATCCCTCAGGCACATTGACTATGGATGATCTTAGAGCACAACTACATAACATGGAATACTATGAAGACTTTATTCCTGATATGGTTATTACAGACATGGCTGATAAGTTCAAGTCAACAGAGAATGGGGACTATCGTCATAAGATAGGTAGCGTATGGAGGCAACACAAAGCATTGGCACAGGAGAAGAAATGCCATGTACTTACTTGTAGTCACACAAATACTGCCCGCACAGGAAAGGATGCGGGAGTTGGTAGTGCGGCGGAAAGTATGGAGAAGGAAAACGAAAGCGATGTTATTTATGCACTTAATCAACATCCAGAACAGAAGCTAAGAGGGCTGATGAGAATATTACTTACTAAACACAGACACGATGATTACGACTTACTAAGGGAAGTATATGTTACTCAATGCTTGTCGATAGGGCGACCGTACTTAGACAGTCGTCTTAAACCTAGAAAGAAGAAAGGAGCTAAAGTTGAACAAGATTAAAAAGTTTTTTAAAGGTACATGGGTGTGGGAAGTATTCTTTTCAACGGTAAGGTATTATCATTATGATAGGTTTTTAGATAGTACTGATTATATTGAATTATCTCCAAGTGGAAAAATTACATTTGTTGATAGGGATGGGTATCGTGATCCTTCAATATATTGGACAAAAGAATTGCTAGATGAGATGGTTGAGAAAGGTACTTATGTTATAAAATAAAGTATTTGACTTTTTATATTTTGATAGTATAATCAAACCAAAAAGATTGGAGATAAAATGAAGATAAGTGTAACAAAATTATTTGAGTTCGAGGCAGCACATCATTTACCTAACTACGATGGAGCATGTGCTAACTTACATGGGCATACTTACAAGTTGGAGGTAGAAGTGATTGGGCATGTTGCTTTAGAGTCAGGGATGGTAGAAGATTTTAGTTTGTTGAAGAAAGCTGTTAAAGAGTTAGTGATAGATAAATATGATCACTGTAATCTTAATGATTGGTTTCATATGCCTACAGCAGAAAATATGGTTATAGAAATCTTTAACATACTGCGAAAAAGTTATAATGGTATGGTAACGAGGGTAAGGCTGTGGGAGACATCAACTTCATATGCAGAGGTAAAAGAATGAGAGTTCATGAGATATTTGCCAGCATAGATGGGGAGGTTAATAAATGGGGAGCGGGACACCCCACTGTGTTCATACGATTTCAAGGTTGTAACCTCAGATGTACTTACTGCGATACCCCTAAATCATTAGATATCTTAGATGAAGATATAGCAGTTGATATGGAGATAGATGAAATTGTAGATAAGGTAATATCATTTGGTTTAAACAAAGTGACTATCACTGGTGGAGAGCCTCTGTATCAAAAGCCACCTGATGAACTTAAATCTATGTACCATGCCGCTGTACTTGAATTAGTTGATCGGCTATCTGACTTAGGGCAATTGATATCGGTTGAAACAAACGGTACACAACCCATACCGACCTATTATACATTACTTGATAATGTAGGTTGGGTAGTTGATTACAAGTGGGAGTACAATAGACAAATGATAGTGAACTATCAGGGACTAGGACCGCAAGACTGGATTAAATTTGTAGTATCTGCAGAACATGTCATAGAAACTTTTAATAAGATAAAAGAAATGAGGAAGGAGGGTGTATCAGCACAAATAGCTGTCAGTTCGACGACCAACAGCCACGCATGGCTGGCAGAGATGTTGATTAAAGAGAAGATGGCTGATGTTCATTTAAATGTGCAACTGCATAAACTAATTGGAGTAGCATAGGAAAGGAGAGTATATGAAAAAAGTATTTAAGTGTGAAGCAACTGGGGAAGAGATAGTTGTTCAGAAGACTAAGAACAGGGAGTATAATGAAACCCGCAATATGTCTATAGAAGAATTAACTAAAATTTTAGAGTGGGTTGATATACAAACTTTAAAGTCCGCCCTATCTAATGTACTCAATGGTAAAACTGATAGATTGATATACATTGCTCAGGCTCTCCATGGAAGAATCTACGACGTTTTAAGAAAAGCAGAATGGTGATAAAGGCATAGGGTCTTTATTATATTTTTTAATCCCTTAACCAAAAGGAAATTTACAATGTCAGTAAAAAAATACCATGAAGAAATTGAAGGTGAGTTAGATAAAGAAGATGTTAAAAAAGTGAAACAGATATTAAGAAATCATTTAATTAAGGTAAGATCAGCAGAAGCAGAAGTAAAAGCCATTACAAGAGCATTAACAAAGAAAATCAAACAGGCTGCTAAAGAGGCAGAGGGCTTAAGAAAAGAGTATACCTTGCTATTAACAAAAGAACAGGATGACATATTAAACAGTGTTGAAGACGAAGATGATAAGGAGATGATAATGATTGATGGAGGAATGGAAAGAAGACAGAACAGTAGATTCGGTCGTTACGGAAGGTAATTAATTTATTTTAGTAGTAAAAAACCTTAACCAAAAGGAGTAGTAAAATGAGTGTATCAAAGAAAGATTTAGAAAAAGCAATTGATGAGATTAATGAAAAGATCGTTGACACCCCTATCAAGAAGAAGGACGAGAAGAAGATGACTCTTAAGATATTGAAAGCCGCAAAGCTGATAGAGCCAGATGATGATATCTCAAAGGAGACCCTGGCTACTATTAAGAAGTTGAAGAAGGCTAAGGGTGATTCAACAGAAGAAGAGCCTAAGAAGAAAAAGAAAGGTAAGAAGAAAGAAGCAACTGAAGAAGAGCCTAAGAAAGGCAAAAAGAAAAAAACCGGAAAGAAGAAAGAGGGAGCAGGTACTTCTTGTTACGGTCATAAGCTAGGGTGTGCCTCTGGTTTAATTGACGAAGCAGTTAAAGACAAGAAAGGCCACAGCATAAAGAAAATTGCTGACAAGCTGGAGTTGAAAGTTGCCAGGGTACTTGGACATCTAAACCACTTGAAGAATGTTAAAGGTGTTAAGATGAAGATAGACGGCGACAAAGTTAAGGTTCTATAATTTTCCCACTGATGAGGGGCTCTGCATGTATTGGGAGCCCCTCTACTTTTTTAATAAAGGAAACTATGCACTACAAATTAGAACAATTTCAAAAAGATGTTAAAAGGTTAGCACAATTAATTATCAATGAAACTGATGGGAAGTATGAATGTATATATGGAGTACCTCAGGGAGGGGTACCATTAGCAATGGCTTTGTCACACGAATTAGAAATACCGATAACAGAATTTTCCCCTCTTAATTTTTATGTTGGGGGATCAGTATTAATTGTAGATGATGTGATTGATTCAGGGGCTACTAGACAAAAATATAAAGGGTATGATTTTGCTTGTCTGCACATAAAGTCCCAGTCACCTAAGAAAATTATTGATGATTTAACTGCTGGTACTTTTGTAGTTAATAAAGACATAGATGGTTGGGTAGATTACTGGTGGGAAGGAGACGAAGCCCCTGCTGAAGACGGTGTGATTAGAATCATACAAGCTATAGGAGACGATCCAAATAGAGAAGGATTACTTGAGACCCCCAAACGTGTGGCAAAGAGCTGGGAACATTTGTTTAGTGGTTATAAGGTAGATGTAGATAAAGAAGTTGAATCCCTCTTTAAGAAGTTTGGTGCTGACTCATATAATGAAATGGTTGTATTGAGGGATATTGAGTTTTATTCTATGTGTGAACATCACATGTTACCCTTCTTTGGCAAAGCTCATATCGCTTATATACCTAATGGCAAAGTCGTCGGCATATCTAAACTAGCTAGACTACTAGAAGTACATTCTAGGCGACTACAAATCCAAGAACGTATAGGGGAGAATGTAACTGCAGATATAATGAAGCATTTAAAGGCACAGGGTGCGGCTTGTATTATAGAGGCAGGTCATTTGTGTATGAAGATGAGAGGGGTTGAGAAACAGAATAGTGTGATGATTACTTCTTCCCTGAAAGGTACATTTTTAGAACAAGATAGAACTAGATCAGAATTAATGTCTTTGATAAGGAGATAAAAAATGGCATTAAAAAGATGGGTAATCCCTACTGGATTAATAATTTTTATAATAGGAGTTATTTTATTTATTACTTCGATAGTTTTTATTGTTAAAGCTGGCTATAGAAATGTAGACTATGTTAAATCTAAAGCTACTGAAACATCTACACAAAGTCACTTGTTAATAACAGGCTACGAGGGATATCAATGGTCTCCAATTTTTGGTGGATATGTATGGTATATCTTTAATAAAGTCCCAAACAATGGTATTTCTTATCATGGGGCATTTTTCAAAAGATCTAATGGAGAGATTCATCTACAAGATCTTAGTGCTATAGATGCAATTAAACCTTAAAGGAGAATAATGCAAATAGTTAAAGCAGAAATTTTATGGACAAGAACATGTAATTTAAAATGCTCTTACTGTGGTATGGTCACAGGGGAATCTAATACCCCAACAGTAGAGCAATGGAAAAAAGGCATAGACAACATAAAGAAATTAGGTGCTGACTTTATTGCTTTCTATGGGGCAGAGCCTTTAACTGATTTTGAAAAGTTACCTGAAGTGGTTGGGTATGCAGAGAAGAAAAAGATACACACAACAGTTATTACCTCTGGAGTAGTTCCTGGATTGTATAAGAAGCTTCACCAGTTATATAAAGCAGGGGCAAAGTCATTAACGATGTCTTATGATATAGTCCCTCTTGACAAAAATAGTGAACGCAAATCAGAGAAAGCTCTCAAAGGGCTCAGGTATTTTAAATCTCTAGGTAAAAAAGTTCGCGATGTAGCCATAGTAACAACTCTTACTAAACAGAACATACGTCAGCTCCCCCACACTATACGCTCTATGTCTGAAGAAGGTATTTGGACTTTGTTTGATCTGATTCACCCAAACAGAGGGCAAGAGGGAAGTAAATGTATTGGTAGTAGTAGAGACTTTATGTTTAAGACCGAAGAAGATCTTAAATTGTTTGATACTGTTATGCAGGAAGTTCTAGAATTAAAGAGATCAGGGCATTTAGTACATACAAGCGAACAATTTGTTGAGCTAGTCAAGAGGGACAATCATAAGATATTGCTTAACTACGATTGGAACTGTGGGCAAGAAGATAACTTCCCTGCCTGGATAACAATTGATTGCAATGGTAGGGTATATTGTTGCGATGACTTTCAACCTCAATACTTAGAACTCCATAACGAGAACAAGATTAAGATGAAGTTCTACATGTGTGGGATATACGACAACTGGAAAAACTTTACTATATACAACAAGAAACAAGTTCGTACTTGTCCAGGCTGTTGTTGGAATACACACATCGATGCTCATTATATCAAGAGGGGCGAAATACCAATGGGAGATTATACTCATACAAACTAGCTTGCAGGAGAGCCTGCATATCATTCGAGGCATGTGCGTGTGAAAGCACTCCAGTCTGGAAAGGAACTGTGATGGGTGTATGTGCCTCGAATAATTTATTATAAAGGAGAAGTTATGCTTAGAAAAATTAAATGCTTCTTTGGATTGCATCAGTGGTGGAGAGTAGTTTATTATGAAAGATACATTTGTAAATTTTGTGGAAAGGAGATGCGATGATTTTACTATTTAGTGGTGGAGTAGATAGTTATGTAGCATGGTATTATTTAGGTAAACCAAAAACAGTTTACTTTAATGTTCAAAGTCGATACAGTAGAAGAGAACTTGGAGTAGTCAAGCGATTAATACCTGATACTATCATTGACAACAGTTTAAATTTCTCTGATAGGGAAGTGGGAGACAAAGCCTATATCCCTTTTAGGAATTTAATATTGGCTTGCCAAGCTGTTAAGTATAGTGACAAGGTTGTTATTGCTGGATTAAAAGATGACAATGTCTCAGATAAAAACCAGCAAGTGTTTTATAAATTTAGTGACATGCTCACTGAGATAGAGGGTAGAAGTATAATAGTGTCTTCCCCTTTCTGGGATAAAACAAAGGAAGAGGTTGTGCGTTGGTATTTGTCAGCAGTAGGGAACCAAGAAGAACTATTACAAACCTTTTCTTGTTATGCTCCAGATGAGAAACATTATTCAAACGTACAGACTCCCCCTCTTGGTTGTGGAAAATGTCCAGCATGTTTTCGCAAGTGGGTAGCCTTAATGAGAAATGGTATAGATGATATGGAATTCAATAACAAAGATCTTGCCTTAGAGTATTATTCAGCGGCTAGGGAAGGGAAGTACGAGCCTTCTAGAAACGAGGCTATCATTAAAACAGTAGAGGAGAGTGGTTGGGTTAACGAAACTATTTTAAAATCAGTTCATGAGGGGGAAACAGTTGAAACTTAACTTAGGATGCGGTAGAGATATTCAAGAAGGATTTATAAACTTAGACAAGCAAGAGTTAAAGGGAGTAGATGTTGTTCATGACGTGGAGCAGTTTCCATATCCTTTTGAGGATAATTCAATGGATCATATCAACGCTACCATGATTTTGGAACATATATGTCCAAAGAACTTCATACCGATTATGAACGAGTGCTGGAGGATATTACAAGCAGGAAAGACTATGTTTATAGGTGTACCGATAGCAGGTGCGTGGTTAGATTTCCAAGATCCGACACATTGCAATCATATCGGTGAATGGACTATGCGTTATTTCGATCCTGCTTACCCTGAATATGCTTTTTATTCACCCAAGCCTTGGTGTATTCGTAAACAAGCAAGGGAAGTATGTAAAAAGGGTGAGTGGATAAACATCCCTATTGATTGTTTAGAGATTACTTTAGAAAAGAGGCACGAATGAAATATGTTGTGGACATAGATGGAGTGCTAACTAATGAAACTAAAGGTTGGCAATACCTTGACCGTACTCCAAACAAACGAAACATTGAATTAGTAAATGGGCTCCCTGATGTAACATACTTTACTTCTAGATTTTTACAAGATGCTGAAGAGACGAGATATTGGATGCGTCAAAACAAAGTAAAGAATTGGTTACATTCTGCATTTGATAAACCACAGTATGATGTTCTTATAGACGACAAGTCTATCCCTGCTCCAATGGAAAACTTAGACGAGTATATGAACTACGATTTGAAGGCAAGCTGTTGGAGGCTAAAGAAAGGCAGTAACCCTGAGGGAGAAGAACATGATTGTTTCTTTTGTGGACATGGTATAGCAATAGAAAAAGATTGGGAAAAAGATATGTGCCCTGACTGTGATTTAATCCCATGTACTTCATGTAAGAAATGTTTATGCAATGTCCCTGTCTTGTCTAGGATTACAGTAGCTCGTATTCATAAAAAATATTGCTGTAATCTACCTGACTTCATAGGGAAGATTGAACTAGATGGATTTGTAGATATGAATGTAATTAGAAACGCTGAAAAAACTTTATCAAATTGTGCCTGCATTGAGGGGATACTAGAATGATTATTTACTTAGGGGGAAACGATTATGAGTATCAAGCATCTGGATACAATAAAAAGAGTGAGCCCCCAGCTAGACTGTTCAGTTACTTCTATCTTAAGGGGAGTGATAAGAAGCTTAAAGAGTTAAAGAATACTAAAGGTAAAATATTCTTAGACTCTGGAGCGTTCTCTGCCTGGAACTCTAAAAAAGAGATAGACCTAAAGGAGTATATCAAGTTTGTTAAGAAGCACAAAAATCATATGAACTCTTATGCTGGACTAGATGTAATAGGAGACCCTAAGGCTACATTAGTAAACCAGAGGAAGATGGAAAAAGCAAAGTTAAAACCTCTACCATGTTTTCATTATAAGGAAGATGTTAATTATTTGAAAATGTACTTAAAGGATCATGATCATATAGCTTTAGGGGGAATGGTTCATGCTAGTAAACGAAAAGGACAGTTATATGCTTGGTTAGATAAAATATTTAGCGAGTACCTTTGTGATGATAAAGGGTATCCAAAGGTTAAAGTACATGGATTCGGTATTGCTTCTTTAGATGCTATGTTACGGTATCCTTGGCATAGCATAGACACTACCACATGGGGTTATGCTAGTAGAATGGGGGAGATAATGGTTCCTAAAATGAGAGAAGGTGATTGGGACTATACTGAGATACCCTCAAGAGTAGCAATGACTGAGACTACTACTAAGAAGAAGAACAACTTTGCTAACCTTCCCCCATTGCGAAAGAAACAGGTGACTCAATATTGTATAGACAAAGGGTGGTCGGTTAAGAAGGTAGGCAAAGACATAGTAGCTAGGGGAGCCATCAACATACAATTTTTCCAAGACTTTGGTGCAAGTGTAGAGTACCCTAAACCAATGGTATTAGATACTGAGGAAAGGGGGTTTGGTTTAGAATGAAAATATGGATGGCTGGAGTTACTTCTCTTGTAAGAGAAAAGATTGTGTCTGATATACTGCCTCAAAGGTTATTAAGTTACTATTACCTAGGGGCGGTGGAGAATAGTTGTTTAAAGATTATGAAGTACGATGTTGAGAATGATGTTGATATATTTATAGACTCTGGTGCGTTCTCTGCTTTGGCACAGGGGAAGGAAATTAAACTTGATAATTATATTAAGTTTATAAAAGAGAACGAAGATGATATAGATGTGTATGCTAATCTAGATGTTATAGGGGACGCCGAGGCTACATTAGAGAATCAAAAAGAAATGCAAAGAGCAGGACTAACTCCCTTGCCTTGCTTTCACTTTGGTGAGCCTATTAAATTTCTACATCACTACCTTGATAACTATGATTATATAGCATTGGGTGGAGTAGCATCTGGAAGTAGAAAGCATACTATGTCTTGGTTGAACGATATGTTTGATAAACATATATGTGATTCAGATGGAGAGCCTAAGGTTAAAGTACATGGCTTTGGTATAACAGCATTGGATTGGTTATTGAGATTCCCCTGGTACTCGGTAGATAGTTCGTCTTGGAATGTTACTGCCAGGGTAGGGAACATATATGTGCCTAAGGTTAAGAACTGTCATTGGGTATACAACCACATCCCTGATGTTATTCCTGTTAGTACACAATCATCTAGCTTATCGACTAAGAAACATGCGACTACCTTATCACCTAATAGAAAGAAGCAGATGATGGAGTACTTAGCCCAGAAGGGATATATATTAGGACAGTCTAAATTTAGAACAGTCTCTGAGGGCTACAAGTTAAAAAAGAAAGAGGCTTGGGCTGATAAAAAGAAAGCTGGAAAGACATTAGTAGAGAAGAAGACTATTGTAGGGTTAGCAAATGATTACAAAATAAGAGATGGTATTAATGTAGAGTACTTTAAAGATGTGCAGACTTTTTTAAGTGATCACCCTAGAAGGTTTAAGGCTGAGCACAAAAGAGAAACTTTTAACTTAGAGTGAAAGGGGAAAGGGATGAAGCAAGAAATACATAATTTGAGTTATATTTATTCAAATTTAGAAAATGCTATTTTAGAGTTAAGACGATTTGAAAAGCCATTAGAACCTTTACTTACTATCCCTATGAATCAATTAAGAGACGCAAGGAGAAGAGTAGATAAATTATTAGATGAAGCTAAAATGAAAGGAGAGCAATGAATAAAAAAGAAGTGGTAGAAATACTGCAGGCAGTAAAGCCTGCTCTAGCAAACAAAGAGGTAGTGGAGCAAACTACAAGCTTCATATTTGCAAACAAAAGGGTATTCACCTTTAATGATGAGGTTATGATATCACACCCTATTGCTTTGAAGATTAAGGGAGCTGTTCCTGCTAAGGAATTGTTTGGTTTACTTAGTCAGGTAAAGACTGAGGAAGTAAGTATTAAACAAACTGAGAACGAGGTATCTATTGAGGGGGGTACGTTTAAGGCAGGAATTGCTTTAACAGAGAAAATAACCCTGCCTATAAAAGATATTAAGATATCTGATGGTTGGAAAAAGTTATCTAAGAAGTTCTGCGAGGCTGTGGAGTTCTGTTTGTTCTCTGCGAGTACTGACTATAGTAAGGTTGCCTTAACTCATATACATGTGAGCAAAGAGGGATTCGTAGAATCTGCAGACAACTTCCGTGTAACTAGATACACAGATAAAAGTATTAAAGCCAGTATGCTAATCCCTGTGACTGCGGCTAAAGAATTAGTTAAGTACGAGCCAACTCATTATCAGAGGGATAAAGGCTGGATTCATTGTAAGAATAAAGATGATGTTGTCTTTTCTTTTAGAACTCACATTAGTAAGTACCCTGACACGAGTAAAGTATTAAAGATGAAAGGGGAAGTTATTAAGTTTCCACCTGTGTTAGCTGACTCTTTGAGTAATGCTGAGACACTAAGTAAGGAAGAGATCAATGGGGATAGATTTGTAACTGTGTCTTTGAAAGGGAAAAAGATGTCAGTTAAGTCAGAGGGTGATGTAGGTTGGTATAAGGATACATTTAATTTGAGAAAGGCGTATGGAAAAGATGAGATGTCTTTTGAAATCAACTCCAAGTCCTTTAGAGAAATACTAACACACTTAAAGAAAGGAACAGTGACTCAGAATAAATTGAAGTTTGAGGGTGATAATTTTGTTCATGTTGTTATATTGAAAGGGGTATAGTTATGTTTAGTATTCAACAAAAAAGAGAAATATCAGAAGCAGTTCAAAAAGCATTAAGGGATACAAACCACCCTGAGTTACCAGAAGAAGAAATCTGCTTCACTCTTCATGTAGAAGGCAGGGGAGATTTAGGGTATTCTTCTTATGCTGATATTAAAAATAATGGACAAGTAATGTTCCCAGTCGCTAATCCTCATAATGAAAGTCAGGATAAAAGATGAGAGAGGGATTCTTTGACAAAGAGTTGGAAGAGGCTAAGACATCTGATTGTACTAAATGCAAGCTCTATCAAAAGTGCAAGTCGCCTAGAATGAAACATAGTGGCAAAGGGGAGAAAGGCATTCTCATTATAGGCGAAGCACCAAGTTCAACAGAGGATAAGAAAGGGAAAGCTAATGTTGGGCAAGCAGGGAAGATACTGAAACTTGTATTACAAAAGCACGGTATTGATTTACATAAAGATTGTTGGAAGATCAATGCTGTGTCCTGTAGACCCCCTGAGGGGAAGGAGCCTTCTAAGAATCATATTAAGTGCTGCTTTCCTAGGGTAGAGAAACTAATTAAGAAAAAGAAACCTCATTTAACATTAGTCCTTGGGGGAGCGGCGCTGAATAGTTTCTTAGGGACTAGACTTAACGAAGCCCCTGGTGGGATAAACAAGTGGAGAGGTTTTATATGTCCTGATCAAAGATACAAGACATGGATGACTTCTACTTTCCATCCTAGTCACTTGTTATATAATCCTGATGATAAGATACTGCATAATATGTTTCGTAGGGATATAGTAGCAGGGTTAAAGAGACTTAATAAAGATCTCCCTAGGTACGGAGATTATAAGATAAACATACATCGAGACGAGGACGAGCTCATTGCCCTGCTATGCCACATACAACAAAGTGATCCCCCAGAGCTGTTTAGCTTTGACTATGAGACTACGGGGCTAAAGCCGTACGTTAAGGGGCATGAAATTGTAACATGTGCGTTCCACATTGACAAAGAGACACATGCTTTTAGAATGACTAAGAAAGTCGCAAAGTATTGGAAGAAGATACTGAGGGACAAACACATTCCAAAGACAGCACAGAATTTAAAGTTTGAACATCAATGGGGAAGAGTTGTCTTAGGGGTAGTGACTAGAGGTTGGGTGTGGGATACGATGCAAGCTTCACACATAATAGATAACCGTCAAGGAGTAACAGGATTAAAGTTTCAAGCCTATGCTAATTTTGGACAAGAGGATTACAGTTCGCATCTAGATAAGTTTATTAAAACAAAGAAGGACGTGGAGTTTAATAAGATTCACAAAGCCCCTATCAAAGATGTATTACAATACAATGGTATGGACGCTGTGATAGAACATTATTTAGCTATTAAGCAGATGAAGGAGTTAATTAAATGAGTTTTAAACACGACGTAGTCTGTAAGGATTGTAATTGGGCAGGGGTTGTATTCGATCTTCAAAAAGATGAAGACGGTAGTTCTTGTATCTGCCCAAAATGCCATAGCACAAATATAGAAGAGACTGTAAAGAACAAGGAGAAGTATTCTGAATGAATAAACAAGCCTATAAACTTATGCACGAAGGAACACTAGCATTTGCTGACATGGAGTCTAATGGTATTAGGGTAGATACTGCATACTGCAAAAAGCAAATGAAAGACATAGATAAAAAGATACAGCATCTAGAGAACAAGTTAGACAAGACAAGGGAGCTGAAGAAGTGGCATAAGGTATATGGTCATGAATTTAATCTAGACTCCAATGACCAACTGAAAGATATATTGTTTATGCACTTAGGCATTGAGCCCCCTCAACGAACTAAGAAGGGGAACCCCTCTGTCGATGCGGCAAGCTTACATCTTATTGACTCTGAAATAACCAAACCATTAATACAATGGCGACAATTAAAGAAGATGAACAATACCTATTTGAAAAACATAATAGGGCAAAGTGTCAACGGTAGACTGCACCCTTTCTTTAATTTAAATAAGGTTGTGACTTACAGATCTAGTAGTGATTCTCCTAACTTCCAAAACATGCCTATCAGAGATCCATACATGGGGAAGATAATTAGACAAGCATTTATTCCAAGTGATGGTGGTTGGATAGGGGGATTAGACTATGCAGGTATAGAACTATCTATTGCAGGGTGTAATAGTAGGGACCCTGTTCTCATAGATAACTTCACAACTATCCATAAAACGATGGCGGCTATGCTGTATGACTTGGAGTTAGATCAGGTGACTAAAGATGTGCGTTACTGTGGGAAAAATAACTTTGTTTTCCCTGAGCTGTATGGTAGTTGGTATAAGCCTTGTGCCTTTACTTTGTTAGCCTCTATAAAAGAAATGAAGTTAAAGAGAGTTGATGGAGTAGGAATAAGGAAACATTTAAAGCAACAGGGCTTGGGAGATACTGAAGACTTTATACAGCATGTTAAAGAAGTGGAAGAGTGGTTTTGGAATACTTATCATGTTCATAAAAAGTGGCAGAAGAAGTGGTTAGCTGATTATGCGAAAAAGGGATACATTGAAATGCTCACAGGGTTTCAATGCGGGGGGCAACTTAGTACAAACAAATTATTGAACTATGCTAATCAGGGTCCCGCATTCCATTGCTTACTATGGAGTATCGTACGTATGAATAAGTGGTTAAAGAAATATAAAATGAAGAGCATGGTCATAGGGCAAATACATGATGACATGGTCATGGACATTAATGGAAAGGAGAAAGATGATGTCTTACACAAGGCTAAGGAGATAATGTGCGAAGAGATTAAGAAAGATTGGAAGTGGATTATTACTCCTCTGGAGATAGAGGCTGAATTCTCTGAGGTTAATTGGTTTGAGAAAAAGGAGATTAAGATATGAAAGTATATGTAACCATGTTAGAAGATAGACATGTAGACGTAGATGTATTTTTATTTACAACACAAATACCAGCACTCCTTAAAGCTCAAGAACTTCTTGATAAGTATAATAGAGGGGGAGAAATAAAAGCTGAAAAACCAGATGAAGAATTTGCAAGTCATATTTGGTATTATGGCTCAGAAGGTGATTTAGTAAGAGTGATGGAAAAGGAGGTGATAGGAATATAATGCTACATACAAAACATAGACCACAAGACTTTAAAGAAGTGATAGGGAATAAACATATAGTCGAAAGTTTAGAATCCTTATTCGACGATGGAAAAAGTGTAGCACATACATTCTTATTCCATGGCCCATCAGGGTGTGGGAAGACTACATTTGCTAGAATTATAGCCAGTAAACTAAACTGCTCTGAGTTTGACTTCGTTGAGATTAATGCTGGCAACAATAGAGGGATAGGTACGGCTAGGGAAGTATTAAAGACAGTAGAGTATAAACCGATGCAAGGGGATACGAAAGTTATATTGTTAGACGAAGTTCACCAGACAACTAAAGACTTCCAGAATGCCCTGTTGAAAATACTTGAAGACACCCCTAGACACGCTTATTTTATTCTTTGTACTACTGACCCTAGGAAACTACTAACAACAATAAGAAACAGATGTGTAACTTACGAAGTAGAACCGCTAGGGAGAAAAAACTTAACAAAGCTTCTTAATCAAATAGTGAAGAAAGAGGGCGGTAAATTAAAAGATGAAGTGGCTGACAAGCTCGTTAAGAAAGCTGAGGGGTGTCCTAGACAATTACTTGTATTACTCCAGCAAGTAATAAACATGTCTGAGAAAAACCAACTTAAGGCTATTAAAACTTTTAAGACACAGGAACAAAAGGTTATAGACTTATGTAGGGCGATATTAGTTAAGAAGAAATGGGGTGAGATTGCCAAGATACTTAGAGGAATAGATGAAGACCCTGAGTATGTGCGTAGGGCTATCTTGGGATACATGAATTCAGTAATGTTAAAGAGCGAAGACCCTCATTGTATGATAGCTTATCTGGCATTTAAAGACCCATTCTATGATACAGGGAAAGCT